GGGATAGCGCAAAAAAACGGGGCTGGTCTTTTTGTAAAAATTGACGAATGAAACTTGAAACTGTCGGAATTGAGACGCTGTCGCCAGATCCAGCGAACGTGCGGAAACACGGCCAGCGCAATATGGACGCGATCAAGGCGAGCCTGCGCCGCTTCGGTCAGCAGAAGCCGATTGTAGTCGACGCAAAGGGAATCGTCCTGGCCGGCAACGGAACCTTGGCCGCGGCGCGTGAGCTCGGCTGGCGCGAGATCCAGATCGTCCGCACCGAGTTGACCGGCTCGCAGGCGACCGCCTTCGGCATCGCCGACAACCGGAGCGCGGAACTGGCGGAGTGGGACGAGAAGCTGGCTGACGTGCTTGCGTCGCTCAAGGCCGAGGACTTCCCGCTTGAGGAAATTGGCTTCGACCTGGCCGATCTTGGAAAACTACTCCCGCCGGATTTCGCTCCTGGAACAGAAGGCGAACAAGGGAAACTCGATCAGCTGGAGCCCAAGATGGTTGCGTGCCCACATTGCAGAAAGGAGTTCGACCTTCGTGAAACCGGACAAGGTTGAGCTAAAGATTGACTGGGCAACGCACGAGGCTGCGAGGTTCGCCTGCGAGAATTGGCATTACAGTCGATGCCTTCCCGCGGGAAAGCTCGTCAAGGTTGGGGCTTGGGAGGATGGAAAGTTCATCGGCGTGGTTCTGTTCGGACGAGGAGCATCGCCGACGCTCGGGGCAAAGTTTGCGCTAAGTCAGGAAACGTGCGTTGAGCTTGTTCGCATCGCTTTAAGGAGTCACAAAACAGAAGTGTCCCGAATCGCTGCGATTGCTATGCGATTCCTCAAGAGGAGCAACGAGGGGCTACGGCTTGTCATCTCTTTTGCTGATCCAGACAAAGGGCACCACGGAGGAATCTACCAAGCGGGGAATTGGATTTACTGCGGAAGAAGTCCTGCAACAAAGGAGCTTTTCATCGGAGGACGTTGGGTCCATTGGCGCGGCGGTTTTTACAATAAAGACGCGACGACTCCGCAGCGGATAATGGAAGGTAAGCACCGCTACCTTATGCCTCTTGACGCTCAGATGCGCGAACGTATCAAACCACTTGCCAGAGCTTATCCTAAACGCGCCGGAAGTGACACGAAGGACACGGCGGGCTTCCAGTCCGCAGAGGGCGGTTCAACCCCGACCCCGGCGCTCCAGTAAATGACCGACGAACCCGCGTCACAGGTCGAGGTCTACGCGAAGGCCAACCTCGCGAACATCGTCAAGCGGCTGAAGGCCGGCAAGACGCTCACGACCGCGGAGCGGAAGGCGCTTGACGAATACGAGGCGAAGCAATCGGGCGGCGACTGGGTCAAGGACACGGCGACCCTGGCGCGCGAGCTCGGGCTTTCGCGGCAGGCAATCTACGACGCCCGCGCGCGCTACCCAGAAGATGCGCCGGCGAAGCAGATCGACGGGCGGCGCGAGAACCTGACGGAGTGGCGGAAGTTCTGCGCCGAGAAGCTGATCGGCAAGGACACGTCGACTAAGACCCTCGCCGATCTCAAGGCCGAGTTGATGCGCGAGAACATCGCGCTGCTCAAGAAGAAGAACAAGCGCGAGGAAGGCGAGACCGTCGAGCGCGAGGTCGTGCAAGATATGCTCCAGCTGCTCTCGCAGAAGCTAGACCTACTCCTGCGCTTGAAGCTCGAGGTTGAGCTCGGCCCGCGCGTCGCCGGCAAGTCGGCAGCGGAGGCGAACGTGGAAGGCGGACTCATCCTCGACGAGATCCGCGAGGTGATCTCGGGCAACTTGGCGCGCTTCGAGACGGAGGCGATTCGGAAGAGCGCGACCGAGGAATGAGCGCCGAGCAACTCCTCACCGGCTTCCGCCTGCCGCGGCCGGACCGCTCGCCGATCTACGACTGGGCGCGGCGGCACGTCCAGCTGCCGGAATCCTACGCGACGCCTGGGCCGTTTAACGTGCGGCTGTCGCCGTGGCTCGTGCCGATCTTCGACGCGCTGCAAAATCCGCTGGTCCGGCGCGTCCACTTCCGCAAGGCGGTGCAGATCGGCGGCACGCTGGTCGCTGACGTCTGGCTGCCTTGGATCATCGCGAACGATCCCGGCCCGATCAGCTGGACGATGCAGACGGACGAGATGGTGGAGAAGCACGCGAAAACGCGCCTGTGGCCGCTGCTCGAGCGCTGCCGGCCAGTCGCTGCGCTACTGCCCAAGCCGGGGCCGCATCGGACGACGACGGAGATCTTCTTTGGCGGGTTCTTCGTCACGCTCAACGCGGCGAACCTGTCGACCCAGCAGAGCCAGTCGATCCGGTACAAGATCAACGACGAGCTCTGGCTGCCGCGCTGGCAGGAGATCTACGGCCACGCGGTGGCGCGAGTCTCCAAGTTCGAGGAGGTCGGGCGCTCGAAGATTTACAACGCGAGCCAGGCGCCGGTGATGGACGCCGAGACCGGCAACGTCGAGGACACCAGCTTCCGCTCGGGCGACCAGAGCGAGTGGCACGCCGAGTGCCCAGGCTGCCGCAAGGTGCTTCCAGTTGCCTTCGAGGTTCTAAGCAAGGAGCAACGCGGCGGCGTGATCTGGGACCGAGCGGCGCGACGCGATGACGAGACGTGGGACGTGGGGCGCGCGGTCGAGACTTGCCGATTCCGCTGCATCTCCTGCGGCCACGAGTCCGCGGACAGCGACGCGACCCGCGCCGGCTGGGCTAAGACTGGGCGCTTCGTGCCGATGAATCCTGCGGCGCCGCGGGAGGTGCGCTCGTTCCGCCTTGAGGCAATCGTGACGCGGCCGATGCGGCTCCTCGTCGAAGAGTTCTTGCAAGCCGAAAACCAGCTGGTCCGCACGGGCGACGAGCAAGCCAAGATCGAGTTTCGGACCAAGCGGCAGGCGCTGCCGTGGATCGTCGAGAAGAAGGCGGTCAACGTGCTGCTGAAGGACAGCGGCTACAAGCTGGCCGACTACGCGCAGGGCGAGTCGATCCCCGACGAGGCGATCCGCTTTATGGCGATCGACCGGCAGCAGGATCACTTTTGGGTCGAGGTCGGCGCGTTCAGCACGGCGCAAGGGCCGCGCTACCGCCAGCTGTGGTTCGGCCGGATCGACACGCGCGATCAGCTCCGCGCGCTTCAGGAGCGGTTTAAGGTTTCGTCGGCCTGCGTCGCGCAGGACCGCGGCTATCGGCCGGCGGACGTGGACCGCGACTGCGCCGAGTTCGGCTGGCGCTCGATGCGCGGCTACGGCCGGCGGACGTGGACGATGCGCGACGAGGCGACCGGGACGATGGTCAACTTCCCGTTCTCGGATCCGCAGGTGAGCGACTACCGCGGGGGCGACGTCTACTTTTACAACTGGTCCGGCGACTACTTTAAGGACACGCTGGCGAGCGCGCTGGAGGGCAAGGGCGACTTACGCTGGGAACTGCCGTCCGACGTTAACCCGCTCTACCTCGAGCACATCAAGGGCGAGGCGAAGGTCGAGGTGCGGACGGGCGTGTGGGAATGGAGGGAGGTGAGGAGCAACGCGCCGAACCACGGCTTGGATACGAGCGCGATGCTGCTCTGTATGGCGACCATCGCGGGCATCATCCGCTTCGTGCCGTCAAAGTCGTAGCATTACGGGGCGTCAAAAAACCTTTTGACGGCGGCCGCTCTTTTATGGCGGCAGACAATCCCTTTCTCGACGTCGACGTCGCGACGCTCACGACGCTCAAGACAAAGGTGCTCGACGCGATCCAAGCGTGCCTCCTCAACACGAGCTACTCGCTCAACGGCAAGTCCGTCACGCGCGCCGATCTTAACACGCTCAACAAGATGCTGGGCGACATCACCGCGGCGATTGAATACCAAAACGGCGACACGACCGACACGACGTTCGTTAGCTTCAACGGAAACTGATTATGCAGACTTTCGACGCGACGGCAGTCATCCGCAATCGGCCGTGGTTTGAAAAGGCGCTTGAGACCATCGCGCCGCAGGCCGCGCTCCGCCGGCTCCAGGCTCGCGTCGAGACCGCGCTGTTCAGCTACAACGCCGCGCAGACGAACCGGCTTTACGCGCCGATGCAGTACGGCCAGCCGAGCGAATCCTCGCAGACGGTGCGCGAGCGGGTCGTGATGATGTGGGAGGCGCGGAACTTGGTCGAGAATTGTCCCGAGGTGAAGGAGGTCTCGCGCAAGTTCGGGAATTACCTAACCCCGACCGAATACTCGGCAACGACTGGAGACCGCGACTACAACGCGACGGTCGGCGAGTGGTTCCACACTTGGTGCAAGCAGGCCGACGCGACGGGCCGCAATAGCTTCCGCAAGCTCGTGCAGCTGGCCGCGGAAAACCGGCCGGTAGACGGCGACTGCGGCTTCGTCATCCGCCGCGTGGGCGATGGGCTGAAGCTCCAGCTAGTGCCGGCGACCCGCATCGGTAATCCAAACGAGATGGGCCTCGACTCGGAGAACTACTTCGAGGGCGTCATTACTAACGAGTTCGGCGTGCCGGTCGCGTATCGCATTTACCGCGTGACGCGCGAGGGCGTTTACTTCGGCGCGGAGGACGTGCCGGCTGGGAACTTCTGCCACTACTTTGACCCGTTCCGCGTCGATCAGTACCGCGGCGTGACCGACTTTCACGCGGCGATCCAGACGGCGCGGATGCTGCACGAGATCTTGCAAGCGGAGAAGGCCGGCGTGCGCTTCGCTTCGCAGCAGGCTGCGCTCGTCTTCACGGATCGTGGCACGGCCAACGCGCGCAACCTCTTCACGCCGACGCCGGCGATGACGCTTCCCAGCGGGCAGCAGCAGAAGAACGAGCTTTCCGAGGTCGGGATGATTAAGTACTTGGGCCAGGCTGACCGCGTCGAGACGATGCCGGCGCGGCCGAGCACGGCGTTCACGGGCTTCATCGCGCATCTGATGCACGAGCTCTCGATCGCCGTCGGCATCCCGAAGGGCGTGCTGTTCGGCACGCAGGACTACGCCGGCCCGAGCGTGCGCGCGGAGTTCGCCGCGGCCGACCGCGTGTTCGCGCGGCATCAGGGCGTACTCGTCGACAAGGTGCTGGATCCGATCAAGAACGCGGTTATCTTGGACGCCATCGCCCGCGGCGAGATCCCGGCGCCTCCGGTCCGCGCTGGCGAGACTCCGGTGCAGGCGCTCAAGCGTCT